AATTTTAGTATTGAATGAAACCGTTGCCTCAACGCATGCGTAAATAAATTCTGATGCAATAAAGATTGGTTCAATTCCAAGAGGACTCTTTTCTTTTAAGAATTTAATATATGCTGCAGATAATACTTGGCTTAATCCTTCTCTTCCTTCTCCAAGATAAACTGATATAGCAACCTTACCAAACTGTGGTGGTTCTAATGTTTCACCGCCATAAGCTGCGACTGAATCAATTTCTGGGAAGTTTTGTTTTAATAAGATTTCGTAATCGTTTGTTGTGATTGCTCTTTCTTGAATTTGTAAAGACTTAGGAGCAAAGTAACGAATGTTTTCTAATGTTTCTCGATCAGCTCCGCCTTGAGCTATATCTATAGTATTACATTTAATAGTTGCGGAAGGACTTACTGAGCCTAAATCAAACGTATCAGCACCATTTGCTTCTGTGCCTGATGTAATACGATATCTTACTCGAATATCTTCGAATGCTTCAGGTTGTAAACCGAATACGTTATTACCAAAGTAAACTGTATAACGGCCATCGTAATATGGTTCTACATAGAATACTTTATCTGTTGGACCTACACCAAATAAGTCATCTTTACGAATAAACTTATTTGCATCTTCTGTAGCTTCAGCATCAACGAATACTTCGATTGAATCTGTATCAGCGTTTTCGTTTGTAAGAATAACTCTAAGAATACCATCGGCACCAATGAAGTAACCTTCTCTTTCAAATGATGATAGCATTTCGCCTTCAAAGATTTCTACATTTTCTGCAACGAATGTTCCAAGACCAGTTTTACGAGCAACATATGTTACGTCATTCACAAAGTTAAATTGCTGGCCTTGGAATGATGTTGTAAAATCAGAATATGCTGGAATTGTAATGGTTTGATCTTTAACAGTAGTGTCAGTAATTACTACATCTACCAATGCTCGTGCTGATCTTCTTGAACGTGGAAGATAGTTAAGTTCTTTTGCATGAGACATAACTGAGTTTTTCAACACAGCTGAATCTAAGAACATTTCATTAACTGCCATGTTTGTATAGAAATTATTTTGATATGTGTTATAAGCCAAGACATCTAAGAACACTGACATGTTCGAGCCTTCAAAGTTATAATCTTTGAACTGCGTCTGGCTTTTCAGATAAGTTTTAAATTGGCCTTTGATCGATTCAAAATCCAACTCTGAAATATTAAGTTTAGCCATTTATCGTGTCCTCTCTAAGAATACATCTAGCTTAATCGGCTGCTGTACGTTTGTTATATAAAATTGAATATTAACTCGAACTACGTTGTCGTCTATATCAGAAGATGCTATAACATCGATAAGCTCTGCTCTTGGTTCGTGCAATTCAATAGTGGTTCTTACTTGGTTTTGAATCAATACTAAAACTGCAGGAGTAATGTTTTCAAACAATAAAGCATTAATATCTCCGCCAAGATCAGGCTGCATTAATCTTTCACCACGATCAGTAAGAATAAGATTTTTGATAGCTTCTTTTACTGAGTCTTCGTCTTTCCAAACGGTCATGTCAAGAGATATAGGACTAATTTCAAGATTCTTTTTAAAATCTTGATATAAGTTAATCTTCTTACTTTTAGCCGTAAATACGTTGGCTACCATTATTCGCTCCTGTTATCCTCTGATCTATTATCCCATTGCTTTTTACGGCCAACATCGAGGTGTATACTTTTATCGTTTAATCCTATACCTCGGAAACCTTGTTTAATAGCAAGATCTCTAAAATTCTCTGCATCGTTTTTAGGACTATATCCAGCCCAAGTTATAGAAATTGCGTTACCATTTAAATACTGGATTGACTTATCACCTTTAATCTTATCGTTATATTGAACACTTGTCCAACCTTCTTTAAGAATTAATGGTCCTTTAATTATTCCTTCGTCCTTTGCCTTCTTGTATAATCTTAAGAGCATAACTCTTAAATCGATATTAATCATTTCCCAACCTTCTCGAGCTGGTTTCATATCAGTAACCCAGTCACCTTCAATCTGTATTCTTGTATCTGAACCATCTTTTAAAGCTGACCATGATGGCAAGTCTCTATATTCAAATACAGAAATAGGCTTAAAGTTTCCTGCAAGCGTGAACTGTTCTCTTGCATTATTTATCTGTTCTCGCCTTGCTTCAGCTGATAATCTTATTGCTCCTGCCCTAATTGCTTCACCAGTAATTCTGTTAGAAGCATTTGAAAGTGTATTAAATACCTCATCATATCTGTTTGAGAAATCTTTAAGTGGAGCTTTTAAACCATTAAGCAATCCTTCGATACCAGTTGCTAATGCACATAAGCGTGATATTAAAAACATGATTTCTTCAATAGATGGATTTTCAAATAATGATGTTGCGTAATTAATTAAGTCGTCGAGTTTTTTTACAATTCGTGCTGCTTCCTCTTCTCCGCATGCTTGCTGTAAAGCAGTTTTCTTATTTTCAGCTTCAGCAACAACTTTTTTCTGAACTGGAGATTCGATAGGACCTGTAATTGCTTCAACATCAAAGTTAGAAATAGACATACAAACGCTTTTGATAACTTTTTTTATCATGTCTTTAATCTTTTTCTTAATTGCTTCAAGCAAAGCTTTTACTTTAATCTTTTCAAACAACGCTTTAATAGGATCTTCGATATTTCTAATTTTTTCAATAAGTGCCATTACATCATTTACTACACCTTGAATTGAATCAATTAAATCAAAGAATCCGTTAATCGCTGCAAATATATTATTAAACAATCCACAGAAACCGCCAAGAACACTTGTACTAAAATCACCGTTATAAAAATTATCAAGTTCTTCTAAAAACCTTGAACCATTTGCATTCGAAGAAGTAATAGCAGTTGCCGGAGTATAGTTTGAGCTCTCAAGAAATGATGCAACTTCTAAAGCAGTAAGAGGACCCTTTGCAATTCTAAAATTAAGAACTTCATACTTATCGAGATTATCACTTAATATTTGAGTTGTTGATGGTCTCTTTAAAAAATCATTATTAATTTTATTTACAGTATCGTAGAAAGTTTCACTACCATGCTTTTTAACAGCGCTACTCAAAGGATTTATATTAACATCTGATTCAATAGTACCTTCAAATTGTTTTCTAAATTCTTCAATCTGAGAAGTAGTAAACTCTCCTCTATTATTAACAGCGTTCCCTACGTATGGCCTTGCTTGTTTATTTAAGCAGCTTCTACAAATCGCTTTACCTGGTGCGCATTTACAATTACTCATTATGTTACATCCCTATCTGTGTTACTACGAGCCCATGTATCAACACTTGAAGTTTTAACTTCGTCAAGAACATTTAAGAATGCACTGACTGTTGTAAGTGATCTATTTCCTGCTTCGTCATTTGCGTACTTACTCTTACCTGCACCAGCCCCTGATACTAATGGTAATGATGCCCACTCAGATGCAAGATTATTTGCAAACGACCACTTATCAAGTTTGCCATCAATAAACTTAGATAACCCGCGTTGATCAAGAAGAACGATTGCCATTTTATCTTGATTTTCTGGACTAAACAAATCGCCTGCACTTAAGCCAGCTCTGGTATATAATGGGTTGCCCGGACCGAGTGTTGCATCGTTATTATAACCGCGTAAAGTATCTTCCATGATTTGATATCGTCCAACAGCTTCTGATAATTGAGTTTGATCAATACTTTCTTGCCAATCCAAAATTTCAGACATAGTCATTTTAGTAATTGGCTTAGCTGGATATAATGATTGTGAAACAAGTCCTGATATATCGTCATAACCTTCTGATTCTTTATTGCCAATAAAGTCAAGCAATGGTGTAGCTGCAGTTTGAGTTGCAGCAGTAATTTCAGAAAGAAGCGGCGTTGCTGGGAATTGAGAAGCTCTTGTTTTAGCCGAGAATCCTGAACTACCCATAGAACCTTGACCAAACTGAGGTGTAATAGATGTAGATTTTCTTACTGGTTCTGGTGCTTCAACTCCACCGGCTCCCCAAGCAATTTCTGGTACAGCCGATCCAGGAATAAAT